TTCGATCATCCTTTCGTATAAAAATATTAAAAAAGGGTATAAAAAATACACCTCTTGCGAGGTGCCCGAAAGAATGATATAATTCAAAGTGTTCAGGTTTGAATATATCTTTCCGGGCATCCGGTAAGAGAAATCTATGCAAGGCCGTTCGGTGTTACCAGCACCGGGCGGTTTTTGTATATAATTTAATTTTGACTATTTTTTAATACCGCATCAGCCAGAGAATCGGAGTATTGATCTGGCATAACAGAAGAATTGTATTTTTTATACAGTTCTTCTCCTTCTTTAAGAATCTCCGGGCAAACAGTAAAGCCATTCATTTCAGCTGCTTTTTCCGATAGAAGCCAAACGGGACTATCATGACAGTCTGCATGATGGTAGTAGTGAGTGTTCTTTTCACAAACAACCTTGGATTCATATTCGGAAACTTTTGTCTGGTAGCTAACCAGTTCGTTATTTGCTTTCCTTAACTGATCCTCAAGATCTTCGATCTGCGGCTGCAGTTCATCACTTGCAGCTGAATACCCCAGATCATAATAGCCCGTGAATCCACAGTAAGCGATAAAAATTGCAGAAAAAACAAAGTAAAACCCGGTGATCAGCGAGAAACAATATAAAATCTTCTTGATATTTCTTGCTTCATCTTCGGGAGTTCCCCATTTATTCAGCATCAAATATCCTATACAGCCATAAAGAAGAGTGGCTGTATAATTAACTGGCTGAAAATCTGTAACCAGATGATGAAGGTTAAATAGAAGTACCACAATCAGGCAGTTTGCAATGATTGCAATTAAGCGCCGCTTCCTCGAAAGTGGAATTTTAAACAATATCAGAAGCAGAGGAACCCATAAATAAGAAATAAATGCCAATGCTATACAAATAAGATAATATCCCATAACCCATCCCCCTTATTCTTCTGTAATTTCCAGTAGTTCCCAGTAAAACAAATGTTCTCTGCGCTGTATAATAAACAGATGCGCCCAGCCTTTCGGAACAGAAAGGTGTGAGAGCTTATGCTTATCAAATACATAAGATACGATAATAGCAACGTGTATGCGCTATATTACCGCGCGAATAAAACACTTTATTATAACCTGAGTTTCAAATCTAAGACAAAAATCTACTACATTCTTTAACCCCAGCCGGAAGGCTGGGCGCTTTTAAGAGCTGCGTTTCTTCTTGCCTTCTTCTTCAATTGGTGGATATTTCTCTTCGAGTTCCTCTGGGGTTGCCGGAAAATGTTCGGTGCCGCCAGATGGTTCATCATTTCCACTAATATATTTGACGAAATTCATCAGGGTTTTTCTACCCAGATCATCCATTTCATAGAAATACATCAATGTTCTGCGGATCATTCGGTCAGCTTCGGTATCTCCAGAAGCAACAGCTTTCGCCATTCTCATAAATTCCTCATCTGGAGTTTCTTCCACGAACATTTCCCCGTTTCCGGTCCGAAGCCACTCTTCGTTTACATGAAATTCTCGACATATCAAAGATATGACGGCATCGCTAGGCGCGTTTTTCCCAACTTCATAGGCGCCAATATTACCGCGCGATATACCGACGCGGTCAGCAAATTCTTGCTGAGTCAAACGTAGCTCCTTGCGAAGCGCTTTAAGTCGTTCTTTCAACAATTAACACCTCCTTATGTGCTGATTATACATTCTGAAATGTTGGATGTCAACAAAAATGTTGGGAAATTACAAAAAACAGCTTGACAAAAGAAATTAGCCAACATATAATTGTGATATAACAACAAAGGGATTTGAAAGAAAGGAGACAATGCCATGAAAAAAACATCCAATCACACAAACGACGCTGAGAAATTGGCTGAGATGATGAGAGAACTGACAGCGGAAGACAGAAAGATCGTCATGATCTACGCCGGAGCCCTTCGGGATCGTGCAGCGCTGGGAAATAAAAAGGAAGCTGACAACCTGGAGGCTTCATAAATTATAGAGAGGAGGCAAAAAGCTATGAAAAAAGAATATGAACGCGGAAACATCCGGGAGGTCATTAATAATATCCCGGATATGAACCTGGCAAAAAAGGAGGATATTGGAAAAGATGCCCTCCGGATGCAGAGCTGCTTGTATTTTTTAATCGGATACCTGAGAGGAGAGGCAGAGAATCACCCGGAGCAGGTATATGCAGTGGGGGATATCGTAAAGTTGCTGAATACTGTGGTCTACGGAAGGGAGTGAGGTGTGTGACAATCACAAATCACATCGAAATCAATGGAACTGTCCGTGATTTTGAAACCCTCACAAAAGAAGAACGAAAAGAAATAGCTGCTCTGCTGTCTGACCGTTTCATGGCGGCAGCAGGATACCAGAGAATGAAAGGAGAACGGGATGAGAAGGGAAATCGAGGTATACAACCCCAAAAGGGAAGCGCGCCTGGAAATGCAGTTGAGAAGGAGAACGGAGGAGCTGAACGAGAATCTCAGATTTCAGGGATTGCTGTATGAGACGATCTTCGTTCTGACGGTGCTGCTGATCGCGACGGTCTTCGCGCTGCTTGTCGTTACATCAAACAGATTTTTATAGGAGGACTCATGGGAAAGTACAAGGAAATCCAGATTGAAGTCAGCGATGAGGTGTATTCGGCGCTGGAGCAGCTGGCGGATGACCTGAATAAAGCAGAGACGATTATCCTAAACAGAACCGGAAAACAGGAACTGATCGGTCAGAGAAGTATGACTGTGGAGCATATCGCACTTCTGGCAATCGAAACATATGTTCACAATATCGAGAAAAGAAAATGCCAGAAACCGGATCCGCTGGGATATACAGAGTAGGGGGGAGAAAAATGCAAGAGCTTGCAATCGTAGTAAAAACGACAGATGAACAGGAGGAACGCCTTGAAAGACTTCTTCCTTGGCACCAGAAACACGTGGAAGAGGATGGAAGCTATCCGCATAGCAACTGGAACAAAAGCGATATGCTGGAATGCCTGGTAAACATCCATGCAAACGAACTGGTTGAGTTCCTTCTGTCGGAAGAGGAGCATCGCCAGGGAATTATTCCGGAAAAGGAAAAGGGCCAGGCATAAAAGCCTGACCCTAAACCGTATACGAATCTGTGACAAGATCAGTATACGGCATACGGCGGAGAAAGTCAAGTTTTACAAGGGTTTAGCCGCCGTTTAGTCACTCGTTACAGTCATTATACTTAGGCAGGGTGTTATGTCGTATTTAAGAAACAGTTGTTATCTTCCCTACAGCATCGAGGTGGAGGAAGTCCATTCGAACCGGTACGGGAAAAAGGGATATAAGAGAGCACCGAGGAAAGAGCCAACGAAGGAAGAGATGGTGGAGGCCAATGAGCGCCGCCGCATTAAGAAGCTCTACCGAATCATAGCCACGAATTTTGATTTCGGAGATTATCACGCAGTTCTGACTTACCGGAAGGATGAGAGACCGACACCGGAACAGGCAAAGAAGATTCTTCGAACACTTCTCCGGAACCTGAGAAAAGCGTACCAGAAAAGAGGGGAACCGCTCCGTTACATCATAGTAACCGAATATGAGCGGGCTGCCATCCATCATCATTTGATAATCAATGAGATTGGAGACACGATCAAGATTCTCAAAAGGCTGTGGCCGTATGGGGGAACGCATTTCACTCCCATCTATGAGGCAGGAGAAGTGAAGGAACTGGCGGCGTATCTCATCAAAGAAACTCAGAAGAGCTTCCGGAAAAAGGACAACCCCAACAAGCTGGCGTATTCGTGCAGCCGGAACCTGAAAAAGCCGGTAGTTAAAACCAAGGTTATCAAGGCGAACACCTGGAAGAAAGAACCGGTGCCGCCTGCTGGGTATATGATCCGGCGCGGCGATATCGTGACCGGAATTAATGTCCTGGGCTATCCGTACCGGTATTATACGATGGTCCGCATCACTGCCGGGAAAGGAGAGGGCTGGATAAAGCCAAGGAAATATGCACCTGAATCGAGAGGAGTACCGCCTGATTAAGCGGATGAGCCGCGGGGAATTGCAGGACTACCTGGAAGAGGTTTCCGGAGAGCTGGAGAAAGAGGCGATCCGCAAAGAGGCACTGCTGGATGCAAGGGAATCACTGGAAAAGGCAATTGATATCAAAGGATTAGGACCGATGCGGAAAGCAGAGATCCGGAAAAAATATAAAAAAGCAATGGAGGAAAAAGAGCATGGAAGAAAAACGGGAACTGCCGGAGGGTGTTAAAGAAGAAATGGGCGCATGTATCTTTTGCGGTCAGACGTACATGTTTGCGAATGTCGGACTCGGTACGGAGCAGTTAAACGAAGCAGCGACGGAGAGATGCACCTGCGAGGAAGCAAAGAACTGGCAGGCACAGCGGAAACGTGCGGAGAAGGTTCGCAAGAAAACAGAAAGAATCTTTGCTAATGATAAGTGTCTGGATTTTATGCTGACGTCGGCGAATATGGTCTTGTCCGGAGAACTGGATAAGGTCCAGGTAAAAATGGATGATGGAACTGTGGGAACCATCGCGTGGACAAAAAAAGGCAGTGTCAAGATCCAGCGCAGCAAGACGATCCAGGACGCAGCGGAGGGATAAGATGTATGAGGTAACCGTAAAAATTGGTGGAAATGCCAGTAAATACTGGGCGTCGCTGGAATTTGACGATGCCAAGGGGAAGACTCATCGAAAAGAGATTGCCAGGGAGCGCAGCGCCACGAAATCAAGCAATACGCTGCAGGCGCTGATTGACGCCCTCGGCATTCTTCGGAACCCATGCGTATTAACAATCTACACCGAAGACGATGCCCTGGCAGCAGCCTGGTCGAACGGATGGGTCAACACCTGGCAGCAGCATAGTTGGAAAAACGCTAAGGGGAATACGATACGGAATGCGGAGCAGTGGCAGCAGCTCTATGAGCTCATGACACCACACGGGAGGCGATTTGTATGTCAAAAAGCATAATGGAACCAGTAGGAGCGTGCGAGTGCTGGAATTGCGGCGATACGCGGAACCTGGAAGTGCATCATATTTTTTATGGAATCCGTGCCAGAAAAAAGTCAGAACACTATGGTTTGAAAGTGCATCTCTGCCCTGGCTGCCATCGATGGGCGAAGACGGGGGTGCATGGCGGAAATCATGAATTAGATATTCGCTTGAAGCAGGAAGCGGAACGGCTTTTTGAATCAAAATACAGCCGGGAGCTGTTTAGACAGGAATTTGGCAGGTTTTACACAGAGGAAAATGCCGAAAACACGAATAAAACATTAGATCTTTTGGGGGTACAGTGGATATGACGGTGGATGATTTGTTAAAGGTATTAAGTAATCCTGATATGATCCGGATCATCAATGATGGCAGTGATGTTTATGTCGGATATCTCGGTACGATGCAGTATCACAAAGGGGATTTATCAAAAATCATGAAGCAGGAAGTACATTCATTCCGGTGTATTCCGGAAATTCGTCATAGGAATTGGAGAGAAAAGGGACTGGATGCCCCTCTTCTTCCGGACGCGATACCGACCTATGCGTATGCGGATCTGCAGAGCACACTATATTACACAATTTACATATAAAGGGGTAAAAAATGAAGAAAACAGAAGGAAAACGCACTTCGGTTGCGGAATATGTGAGAAAAAGAGCCTGCGGGGAAAGTGCGGGACCGGGAAAGGAAGAGGTTCTGCCTGTTTGTGAGAAAAGCGCGCAGCAGGAGGAAGTAAAAAGCGATTTGGAACTGCTTCAGGCATGTTGTAAGAAAGAAAAGTACTTCCTGGAAATGTTCCGGAAAGCGAGCGGTAGCAATGTGAATGATGTGAGAGCGAGGGTGCTGAAAGTGCAGGCATTTGAACAGGCGATCCGGGCGCTGACGGGGGAGAGGGCAGCAGAAGAGCCGAAGGAACAGATCCCACTACCGCCCATGAAGAATAACACCCAGCGGAAGGAATGGCTGGCAGACTATCACTCCTGGGGAGTCTGGTACGCAGACAAGCATATCGGCGCGGTTTACTACAAGTATGATTTTGAGAACGGCGCGAAATTGATTGTCGAGGAATACGAGGACACACTTACCACCCTCAGAAAGACAGAAAAGCGTATCAGCCGGTATTATCATCTGGTAGGCGGTCCGGAGCCGGTCAGAAGGACGGACGGGAGTCCGAAATGGAGCCGTCACGAAAACTATACTAAATATCCGGACAGCGAAAGCGAGCTGGTAGAGTTTTTGAAAGATATACAGAAATAAACCTCTATGTGGCAGTTATATATTACCGAATATGCCATTGGTCTATAGAGCGAGGCTCCGGAACTCCACCGGAGCCGGAAAGGAGGCAGCTGTGAGAGCTGAAGAGATGAGAGATATTATCATCAGTAAATTAAAAGATGGACCCAAGACAACCCCCGAACTTGTTGAAATGACGGGATTCAGCCCCGAACAGATCCGGGAGCGGATGCGCCGGGCAAAAGTCGAGGGAATGGTGGAAAGTGCTGTGATAGACAAAGAATTTATGTGGTATGACAAAAAACAGTGGGATCATGTTGTACAGGTTAAAGAGGATAAAGGACCGATTACATTCGGGGAATTAAGAAGAATCAGCCACTATATCAGACCGAATTTTCGAATCCGCGTTTATGACTGCGTCCCGAAGAAGGGAGAGGAAACGGCTGGCGTGATCCGGATGAAGCACATAGACAAGATCTATCGCCATGTTGTCACGTTCAAGGAAGGGGGGAGTACCACGCTTGTGAAGTTGGCGCAGTATTTCCGGGATGGCAGCAGGAACAGATGCATACGGTAATTCGATACCCGGGCAGTAAGGCGCGTCTGGCGGACTGGATCATCAGTCACTTCCCGGATCATCGCAGCTATTTGGAGCCGTTCTTAGGTTCTGGGGCTGTCCTATTTAAGAAGCCCCGGAGTCTTATCGAGACGGTCAACGATCTGGATGGGGAGGTTATCAACCTGTTCGAGTGCATTCGGAAGGACCCAGAACGTCTGGCATGGGAAATCTATAACACACCGTATGCAAGGGAGACATATGAGGCAGCAGATGAGCCAGTAGACGCCTACAGTAGAGCGATAAAACTCTGCATCCGGGCAAATCAAGGTTATGGTTTTAGGACGACTGGATCGCCAACAGGCTGGAAAAGGGATGTGTGCGGACGAGAAAAGGCGTATACGGCGTGGGATTGGTGCCGCCTGCCGGATGCCGTCACGCAGGCGGCAGACCGGCTGCGGGGTGTACAGATAGAGTGTATGGATGCGGTTACACTGATCCGGGGTTACAATCACCCAAACGTGTTGATTTATTGCGATCCTCCGTATGTTCTTAGCAGCAGGACGGGGAAGCAGTATAAACATGAGATGAGCGACAAAGATCATGAGCGATTGCTGCAGGTGCTTCTGCGGCATACGGGACCGGTGTTGATAAGTGGCTATGACAATGAGATATATCGAGACATGCTTCGGGGCTGGCATCTGGAAACACAAATGGAATACTGCCGGGCGAATAAGCGCCGGACAGAATGTCTCTGGATGAATTTTGAGCCAGAGGGGCAAATGAAAATGTTCTGAGGAGGGAATAACGATGATGATAGAGAAGATTGGTACCTCGGCCATGCTGGAGCAGCTGGCGGAAGAGGCGGCAGAGCTGTCACAGGCGGCACTGAAACTGGCGCGGGTGCTACGCGGCGAGAATCCTACGTCAGTAACGCGGAAAGAGGCGAGGAAACATTTGATGGAGGAATATACAGATGTTTGGCAGTGTGCGATGGAATTAATGATTTCGGTAGACTATCATCAGATTGACGAGAAGTCAGAACGCTTTCGGGAGAGATGGGAGAAAAAAGAGGCAGCAGAAGAAAAGAATCGAAATGAGCATCAGGAGGCCTATGGTAGACTGTACGATAAATTTTTAAAAACCTACTAGGAAAGAGAGGACAAAATACTATGCCAGAAAAAAACGAAACTAACAAAGTACGCCTGATTGGAAAGGTAGTATCGGAATTTACATTCAACCATGAAGTGTTTGGAGAGAAATTCTATTTCGTAAGTTTGTCTGTCACTCGTTTGAGCGGACAGGTGGATGTGATCCCAATCTCAATCTCAGAGAGACTTATGGATATATCTAAAGATTATCGCGGCACGACGATGGAGGTGCTTGGACAGTTTCGTTCCTACAACCGCCACGACGGAGAAAAAAGCCATTTGATACTGTTCGTGTTCGCGCAGGAAGTTCGACTCCTGGAAGAGCCTGCTGGATACACTGGAACGAATCAGACTTTCCTGGACGGATACATCTGTAAGAAACCTATCTATCGGCGGACACCGATGGGAAGAGAAATTGCAGATATGCTTCTGGCGGTTAATCGATTATGCAGAAAAACAGATTATATACCGTGTATCGTATGGGGCAGAAATGCCCGCTATGCATCCGGTTTTGATGTAGGAAGTCATGTGTGTGTTGAGGGGCGTATACAGAGCCGCGAGTATATGAAAAAACTGAGCGAAACGGAATGCGAGAAGCGCGTAGCGTATGAGGTATCAGTCAGCAAATATCTGGACAATAGAAGAAGCTTGGAAAAAGGAGAAGATGATGGAGGAGGAGTTGCTTAAAATGTCCGTAAATGCGAGGTGTATTGGCTGTAAAGAGCCGACAAAATTTGTAGCAGGGTTTTATGACGGTCCGAGGGGAAAGCACGGATGCTTTTATGATTGTGAAAACGAAGCCTGCGCGGTAAATCAGATGCTTCGGTGTGCGGAGTCTAAAGAAGCTCAGAAGATGATGCAGATCCAGGAAGATAACGGTCGGCTTGGAATGTATGCGGGAGAGATAGCAGCGCTGCGGAAAGATGTAGGGCTCACGATAATGCAGATGTCGCAAATGGCCGGATGCAGCCCGGCGGAGTACAGCGCATATGAGCATGAACGGAAAAAGTTTGATCCGGAAGTATATCGAAAATGTAAAGGGTACCTGCATGAAAGAAGGGTGAAAAATGGAACGATTAACGAGTAAACGAGTAAACGGCATCAAGTCCGGCTATTGGTCTGCAGCCAAAAAGGACGAGCTGATCGCCAGACTGGCAGAATACGAGGATACCGGAAAGACTCCGGAAGAGATCCGGGGATTTGAAGAGACTGCCCGGAAAATGGTGGAGAGAACGATCTCTTTGCATCGAGAATTGAAAGCTGAACAAAGCAAGGATGAATGGATTCCTGTATGTGAAAAACTGCCGGAGCTGGAAACGTGGGTTCTGGCAACAGTAAAACGTCACCACTGGATCAGCGACTACAAAGAGGAATATGTTCCAGATGATGAAAAAACAGATCATCCGGAAGCAGTCTATGTTACCCTGGCAAAGCGAAATACTGAGGGCTGGTGGTACATCGACATGGAATGCGACAGCTTGAATTACGACCTAAACCCAGAAGACTATGAAGGGAAAGAAGATTTAAGCTGTCCGCGGGTGGAGGTCCTTGCCTGGAAAATGATTCCGAGAGGCTGCGGGAATGAAAGAAACTGAACGAGGACGCATTTACCTGTGCGCGGTCTATGTGGGAAACCGGAAAGGGATAAAAAAAGGGAGCGCAGCAGATAACAATCCATAAAGATGATATCTATGGTTACATAGTCGAAACGGAAAATGGTCTTGCATACGGGTATAATACGATGCAGGATCTCAGGAGAGACTGGAAAAGGGGTTAAATCATGACACGAGCAGAAAGACGAAGAGCCGCACGGCAGCAGGAGGCGGCAGAGGTACGCTATCAGCTGACGGCAAAGGAAATCCGAGAAATCGAGAAAAGAGCGGTCGAATCAAAAAAAGAGCAGATTCGGGACAAAATCATGCAGGAAGTAAAAGAAGAGTGGAAACGTCGAGAGGAAATGCTTTCGGGAGAAGATGATGAGGTACTGCTGAATGTTCTCAGTTTGCTTCTGGCGATTCCGGTCAAAGTTCTTTGTGAAAAATTTAAGTGGAAACCGTACCCGCTGAACAAGGAGGAGAATAAAAATTCCAGAATTTTGAAATTTTCCCGGGAAGTAATCAAAGAGACAAATGATATATTTGCAGATGAGAATGCGGATATCAGAAACTATGTCGAAGAAGTCTACCAGAAATATGGAGTTAAATACCATATGGAAGATGCGTAAATGAAAAAAGAGGAGCGGCATATGTGGGGGCACGCTCCTCTTCAAGGGGTAACTCTATTATAGACAATCCCTTTGAAAAATGCAAGAGAGGGGGAAAACTATGGTATCAGCAAGCGCATTAATCAACATTATGCTCACGCAGATGCAGGAGTACATCAAGGAGGGAGCACTGAAGGATGTGCAGCTGGTTATGTACATGAACCTGGCTGATTATAGTTTTTTGCGAAATGAAAATCAAACAGCAGTTAGTGAAAACTCGGATCGAATGCATGAATTGATTCGGCTCTGGCAGCAGGATCTACTTCTTCGGGGACTGACGACAGCGACGATCCGGCAGTACAGCCACGAATTGAAGCAGCTTATCATCTATGTGGGACTGAGCCCTCTGGAAATGCAGGAATATCACGTAAAAAATTACCTTGCATTCGGTAAAGTGGTAAGGAAATGGAAAGACAAGACCTATAACAGCAAGATTCGCTCACTGAAATCGTTCTTCGCCTGGGCGTATGAGAATAAAGAAATGCGAGAAAATCCATTGAAAAACATCAAAACAACAAAAGAGGAGTACCGGATGCAGCCGATCCTCACGGCGGAGCAGAGGGAGATCATGCGCTGCGCCTGCCGGACAGAGCGGGAGCTTGCGGTGCTGGATCTGCTCTATTCCTCCGGCGGCCGCGTGTCGGAGATTGTGCAGCTCAACATTGAGGATATGGATTTTGTCAACCGCCGCGCTCGGATCTACGGAAAAGGACGGAAGGAACGAGAAATATATTTTTCTCCCCAGGCTTCTCTTCATATCCGGGACTATCTAAATGAGCGCAAAGACAGCAATCCGGCATTGCTGGTGGGAGTTAAAGCACCCTATGAGCGTTTGAGCATAGCAGGGATCCAGTACATCCTGAAAGATATTCAGAGTCGTGATGAGCGTCTTCATGGTCTCAAGATATCGCCGCATACATTCCGCCGTACTTGCGGCACTGACATGATTAATCGAGGGGCGCCGGTCGAGATGGTCAAGGAAAAGCTGGGTCATGCCAAGGTGGATACCACACTGCAGTGCTACGCCCAGATCGGCACAGAAGCCGTGAGAGACGCGGATCGGCGCTACGGAGCAGCATAAAAAATAATCGGCTGGTGCCTGCCAATGGAGCAGGAGTCGGCAGCAGGAGGATAGGGAAATTGAACGACGAGGCAAAGATTCAGTGCCCGTTTTATTTATCAAAAAAGCGGGAAAAGCTGAGGCAGGCAATCACGATCACCTGTGAAAACATAGAGAATAATCTAGGCTTTGATGTCAAAAATATGCTGTCGTTCAAATCTATCAGAGAGCGAGCAGACTGGATGGGGCTGTTCTGCGAAGATGAATACCAGAATTGCCCTTATTATAAAAAAATCTATAAAAAATATGAGGAGGCAGAAGCGTGGGAATTGTCCAGAAACAGAAAAGAGAGATTGAAAGAAAAGAAATGCAGATAAAAATGCTGAAACAAAGCATCGCTGGAAGAGATCGGGCGATAGCGTTCTTGGAGGCACAGGCAAAAGGAGCGCGCGTGGTCCTGGAAGCTATCGTTAAACAGTATGGCAGGGTCGAATTGGATGCGACGTTGGCAGCAGCTGACGACAGAGATGTACGGGCAAAATTTGAGCCAGAAACCGAGAAGTGGATCATTGAGGTTGTTGAAAAAACGGAATAAAGAAAAAGCGCCGGGGATGCCTGGCGCTTTTTTGAAATTATGCGATTTCTGAAATGCGTTCCTTTAATCGCCTGACCTCATTCTCTAAACGATTAACCCGAATCAGAAGCATCTCCTTTTCTGTATCAACTTTTAGAGCATCATCGAGCTTCCGGCTCAAATCAAGATGACCTTCAGCGATAATTTTAATATTTCGGTTGGTTTCATTTTCGAGTGTCAACTGAATATCTGTTATTGCTTCATTAAATTGTTATTTCAAGATGCCGTATATATGTCAGTTAAAACGGTTCCATTGTGTCGGTAAACTTTGATTGAGCCCCAGGAGTTGATCAGCAAAATACTTCCTTTGTCATTATCGTATTTATTGATAAGCCCGATCCATGCCTCGGCAGAATTTCGATACAGGAGTGCAACCACGCCGTCTTTAAATGTGTTCCAAGAATGATACATATCATTTATTATTCCGGCATTATCGTTTTCAGTTTTGGTATAAACGGTGTTCACGGATAACGCCTCGCTATTTAACTATACGACGGCATGGGAAAGTTATCAATGTATAGTAAGCAAAATTCATCATCTAAATAGAAATAAGATTTTACATTTTTATGTAATTTTATCTGTTTATTAAGGGCATGTGAAAAAACCTTGAGTTCATTACAAACTCTTGGTCTTTCTTTTTTCGGGACTATTCTTTTTTTTACAGCCCCTTTGGATGGGAGAAAATCTCGAAAAATTCTGTCAAAATAGAACGGAAAGGAGGTCGTTTGGGATGGCAAGGGCCAAATATCAGGAATGGGTAAATGATCCGGACAAAAGGACTTTGCTGTCCGGATGGGCCAGGAAGGGCCTGAGTGATGAGCAGATAGCGAAAAATATAGGGATTTCAAGGTCCACGCTGAATGAGTGGAGAAAAAAATATCCGGTCATTGCGGACACATTAAAAAAAAGCAAGGAAATCGCAGACACAGAGGTGGAAAATGCCCTGTATTTGAAATGCATCGGCCACAAAGTCCAGCTAAAGAAAACTTTCAAGGTCCGGAAGATTGAATATAACGATGCCGGTCGGAAAATCAAAGAAGAGGAGCATCTGGAAGTGGGAGAGGATGAGGTCTATATCCCCCCAGATACCAAGGCGATCATCTTCTGGCTGACGAACCGCGCTAGGGAAGACTGGAAAGAACGCCAGAATATCCAGGAGGAGCAAGAAGAGACCGAGGAAAGCGGCGTGATCATGCTGGCGCCGGCGGATGTGGAAGGAGTGAAAGAGGAAATTGAACGATACAAAAAGCAGAAGAGTGATCTGGCAGCCGCAGCCGAAACAGGCGCTGATGATGAGCAGAGGGGAGGATGAAGCTCTATACGGCGGGGCAGCAGGCGGCGGGAAGTCTGATTTTCTTCTGGCGGAAGCTCTGCGCCAGGTACACATCCCCCATTATCGGGCGATCATATTCAGAAAGACCTATCCGCAGCTCACGGCACTGATAGACCGCTCACGCGATGTTTATCAACCGGCATACAGAAAAGCCAGGTATAACGAGACGGGGCACGTCTGGAAGTTTCAAAGCGGAGCAAAAATATATTTTGGTTCGATGCAGCACGTAAAGGATAGGAAAAATTACCAGGGTAAACAATATGATTTCATTGGATTTGATGAGCTGACACACTTTACATGGGATGAATACTCCTACATGGTATCTCGTAACCGCCCGTCAGGCTCTGGAACGCGCGTATATATGCGCTGTACGGCTAACCCCGGAGGTATTGGCCATGGATGGGTAAAACAGCATTTTGTGAAGGCAGCAGCGCCATATAAGACGGTTGTGCATGAGTATGAGATATTGAACGTGGACGGCAGGAAGGAAAGACTGTATAGAACTTCCTGCTTCGTTCCGTCAACGGTATTTGACAATCAGGAGCTTCTGGCAAATAACCCGAACTATCTGGCGGCGCTTGCATCACTTCCGAAGGCAGAGCGTGAGGCCTTGCTATATGGCGATTGGGACAGCTTTTCGGGACAGGTATTTGAGGAGTTCCGGGATAATCCGATGGGGTATGAAACCCAGCAATACACACACGTCATTAAACCGTTCCGGATTCCCGCAGATTGGGCGATATACCGGGGCTTTGACTTTGGTTATGCAAAACCGTATTCAGTCGGCTGGCATGCCGTGGATCATGATGGATGCATCTACCGAATCAAAGAAATGTACGGCTGCACAGGAGAGCCGAATGTAGGTGTCAAGATAGCGCCGAACGAGATAGCCAGACAGATCCGCGAGGTGGAGCAGGCGGATCCGATGTTAAAAGGGCGCAAAATCATCGGGATAGCGGATCCGTCTATCTATGATAGGTCACGCGGCGAATCGATCGCGGAAATGATGGAACGTGAAGGAATTTACTGGTCTCCGGGCGATAACACCCGCCTCGCTGGTAAGATGCAGTATCACTATCGTCTTGCCTTTGACTCAAATGGCCGGGCGATGTTTTACGTGTTTGATACCTGCAAGGACTTCATCCGCACGATTCCGGCACTGGTATATGACGAGCATAGCGTAGAGGATATAGACACGACCCAGGAGGATCATATCTATGATGAGTGTCGTTATGTCCTTATGGAGCACCTGATCGCCCCGCGTCAGAGCATCATCCAGGAAATACCGCAGGAGGATCCGCTGGATCTGTACAAACAGAAACGTCTTGTATTGAGAGTATAGGAGGAAATCATGGAAGAAAATAGAGAAACTAAAATAGGCGAGGAGGAGGCACGGAAAGCGCTTGCAATCCTTGAAAAATATAAGCAGGGCAAGAAAACCTTGAATCAGAGGCTGATTGATAATGAAGAGTGGTGGCGTATGCGTCATTGGGAACGGTTTGATAAGAAAAACACCAATAAAGAGGCGATCAAACCGGCAAGCGCCTGGCTTATCAATTCCCTGATGAATAAACACGCGGATTTCATGGACAATTACCCGGAGGCGAATATCCTGCCACGGGAAGAGTCGGACAAGGAAACCGCGAAACTGCTGTCGGAAATTGTCCCGTACATCGTGGATAGAAACGAATACAAGTCGGTTTATTCAAGTGCAGTCTGGCAGAAGATAAAAATGGGAACCGGAATCTATGGAATCTTTTGGGATTCACAGAAGGAGAACGGTCTGGGAGATATATCGATCCGGCGCTGCGACCCACTCAAAATGTACTGGGAGCCGGGAATTGACAATATTCAAGACTCCCGAAATCTGTTCTATCTCAATGTGATGGACAACGACCTGATCGAACAGTCTTATCCACAGATGCAGGGGAAGCTCCAGGATACTCTTATCAGTGTAGAGGACTATCTGACAGATGATTATGTGGACAACACCGGAAAGACCTTGATAGTAGACTGGTATTACAAAAAAATCGTAACAGGAGAATCTGGCGGGATGCCGGTCACAAAGACGGTTTTGCATTACTGCAAGATCTGCAATGGGATTGTACTCTATGCATCGGAGAACGACCCCAAAATGCGAGATGGATGGTACCAGCACGGAATGTATCCGTTCGTGTTTGATATGATGTTCCCGATCGAAAACAGCCCCTATGGATTCGGTTACCTGGATATTATGAAAGGCTGCCAGGAATACATCGATAAATTAGGGCAGTCAATTTTGCAGAACTCCCTCGCTGGTTCCCGTCCGCGGTACGCCTGCAAAGATGGCGCAGGGTTCAATGAAGAGGAGTTTACAGACCTTTCGCGGGATATAGTCCACTACAATGGTTCGTGTAGTGATCTTCTTCCGCTGAAGGTGGCACCGTTGTCCTCTATTTATTGGCAGGTATATCTAGGTAAGATTGATGAATTGAAAGAAACATCAGGAAACAGAGACTTCTCTCAAGGAGCAACGACCTCGGGCGTCACGGCGGCATCGGCGATCGCAGCACTGCAGGAGGCGGGCAGTAAGCTGGCGCGGGATATGATTGACGGCTCTTTTCAGGCACATCAGGCGGTGATCTACATGGTTCTGGAACTTATCCGGCAGTTTTATACATCCCCGCGTGTGTTCCGGATCACCAATAAAACTGGATCGGAGGAGTTTGTCACGTTTGACAATAGCGGTATGCAGCCGCAGGATATTGGTATTGACTTCACGGGCATGATGGCACAGCGCAAACCGGTCTATGATGTTACGGTAACCGCCCAGAAAGCCAGCCCGTTCACGAAAATCTCACAAAACGAGCTGGCAAAAGAGATGTATAACCTCGGATTCTTCAATCCGCAGCTTGCCGATCAGGCACTCGCGTGCCTCGATATGATGATGTTCGATGGTAAAGAGGAGGTCATACAGAAGATTGCACAGAACGGAACATTATACCAACAGATGCAACAGATGCAGCAGACTATGAGCCAGATGGCCGCGGTGATCGCCCAGAGCACTGGAGATACGCGCCTGTTAGATGCAGTGGGATCAATGGGACCAGGGGAGCAGCCGATTGTGTCCGGTGGCAGTAGCAAATCCGCCCAGCTTGATGCGATGGGGAATGCAACCAGGGAAGCAGTCAGTTCGACCGCCGGGAAAGCACGGGAACGCGCAGCGAAGGCGGCGACGCCGAAGGGAGCAGAATAATGACGAAAGTAATTGAACGACGGGAAAATGAAGTGATTGATTTCATTATCGACGGGCACGCGGAGAAAGTGAACCAGGATGAGGGGAATATCCTTTGTGCAGCGGTGTCGATGCTGGGACAGACCTTGCTCGAGTGTTTGTGGCGGATGGATGCCAATGTGCGGACGGAAAGCCGGGACGGACATATAGCAGTCAGGTTTTATCCAGATGATGAAAATTCGGAAGAAATTGAGAATCTTTTGAAATTCATAAAAACCGGCTTTTGCCTTTTAAAATCAAGGTATCCGGAGCAGTTTGACCTAGTGGGAGATTTTGAGTTTTGATTATGTAAAAATATAAGCATAGGCACGCCGGAGAGACGGCAGGAGACACCGGAGAGACGGATGACACGCCGGAAAGACGGTAGGAGACGTTGGAGAGACAACTGGCACGCCGGGAAGACGGTAGATAGACACGCCGGAAAGACGGTAGAAAGGAAATGGGAAAATGAGAAGATTGAACCTGAGAATGTTTGACGGAGAAGGCGGCGGAGAAGGCAGCGCGGCGACCGGAGCGGAGGCAGCAGCCCCAGAGACAACCGAGGGGCAGCAGGCTGAACAGACACCGGAAGAACGTGAAAAGGCATTTAATGATATGATTAACGGCGACTTCCGCGATCTGTTCGATGCGAGAATGCAAAAGGCAATCAAGGAGCGCGTCGGCGAGGTGAAACAGCTTCAACAGCAGCTTCAGCAGCAGAACGATGTTATCGGGCTGGTTGCAAAAAAATATGGCATATCTACAGACAAGATGGGCGATATTCGCGAAGCTCTGGAAAGTGACGATGTATTCTGGGAAGAAGCCGCTGCGGATCAGGGCATGACAGTAGACAGCTATAAGAAAATGGTGAAGCTGGAGGCGGAGAATGAAGCCTTACATAAAGCCAGAGAGGAAGCTGAGCGGAAGAACCAGAAAGATGCGGTGTTCCAGAAGTGGGATCGGGAAGCAGAAGAACTGAAACGGATGTATCCGCAGTTCGATCTGCAGAGCGAGATCCAGGACAAGCGTTTTCTTGACCTGATGGGTGCGGGAATTGACATGCGTACAATTTACGAAACACTCCATCACGATGAGATTCTTCCGGCACTGATGCAGCAGACAGCCAAGGCGGCAACCAAACAGCAGGCGGCAGCAGCCCGGAGCGGGCAGATGCGCCCGGCTGAAAATGGAATGTCAAGCCGACCGGCAGCGCAGACCGTAAAGGATCCGGCGAAGATGACCAAGGAAGAGCGCCAGGAATATGCCCGTCGAGCAGCCAGAGGGGAGATCATCACATTCAGAGATTAGGAGGATATGATGGAAACAGCAATTAAATTAAACCTTCGGTTATTTGATGATGTAATCAACACAACTGGATCGAGTGGCACGGGAAACGAGCTTTCCCATGAAATGAAAACCTATTATGACAGTACACTGATTGATATTGCAGGTCCGCACCTGGTACACGATCAGTTTGCACAGAAGCGTCCAATCCCGAAAAATGGCGGTAAGACAATCGAGTTTAGAAAATACACCCCGCTTAGCAAGGCACTCACGCCGCTGACTGAGGGCGTTACGCCGGACGGTAATAAACTGGACGTCAGCATCGTAACATCGACCGTGAAGCAGTACGGCGATTATATTCGCCTGTCGGATATGCTGCTCTTAACAGCGATTGATAATAACCTGGTAGAGTCCTTGAAGCTTCTGGGCGATCAGGCTGGTGCAACGCTTGATACCGTAACCAGAGAGGTGCTGAATGGCGGTACTAATGTCCAGTACGCCGAGGGACAGACTGCATCAAGAGCAACCCTGACCCAGGATATGAAGCTGACTGTTAAGGCGGTTAAGATGGCAGTCCGCGCCCTTAAAAGACAGAATGCCCCGAAGATTGACGGCTGGTATGTCGGGATCATCCATCCGGATATTGCGTATGACCTGATGGAAGATCCGGAATGGAAAGAGTGGCATAAATACACCAATCCAGATAATGCCTACCAGAATGAAATCGGAGAAATCGGCGGTGTTCGTTTTGTTGAGTCCACGGAGGCAAAGATCTTTGCGAAAACGGGATCAGCGGGAACCGGTAGCACGAAGATCGATGTATATTCGACGCTGATTTTGGGCGCAAATGCATATGGCGTTACGGAGATTACCGGCGGCGGTCTGGAAACTATCGTAAAACAGCTTGGTTCTGGCGGTACGGCGGATCCGTTAAACCAGAGAGCTACGGCAGGCTGGAAAGCAACCAAGACAGCGGAGCGCCTGGTAGAGCAGTACGTAGTACGCGTGGAGACGGGATGTACATTCTCGGAAGGAAAGGAGAACTAAATGCCAGCTAAAACAGAAAAATTAAAAGAAACGCAGGCGGCAGAAACAGAAAAATTAAAAGAAACGCAGGCGGCAGAAACAGAGGAGCAGCCAGCAGAAGCGCCGGATGATGGAATGGTTAATATCTTCCTAATGAGAGATTCTGACAAGTACAAGGGCGATGTATTTGTGCAGGTAAACGGTAGATCTTATATCGTTAAGCGCGGCAAAAATGTCAAAGTTCCGAAAGAGGTGGCGGAAGTGCTGCAGAACTCCCAGGAGCAGGACACGAAAGCGGCGGAATTTATCGATCAGGAGGTCGAAAAATTTGAGAATGGCCTGAAGCTGCTTATCTAATTTGAGCGGGATGTGTGTGAAAATCATGCATCCCGTATTTAAGAGGTGGAAGAATGATAGTAATTGAGAACCGGCAGATGCTTATCCCAAGAGGAGAAGAGAAGATCGGAACAACAGCGGATAATCTGTGTGATACAAGAACATTCTCCATTCCGCGCGTGTCAGCGACTTTGTTGGATTTGTCGGCGCTGGACTTCTTTATCGACCTGGAATATGCCGATGGTACGAAGGATACAGACTCCCTGCAAGCCACATACGGCGAGGAAAGAATCTTATTGACCTGGCAGATACGGAATACACAGCTTCGGGTTCCTGGCGCCGTATTTATCGCGGTCAGAGGTTATGATGAAACCGGAACGATGCGCTTTACCTCGTATAAAACGCCGGTGTATGTGGAAGATGCAATCAATACCCCGGAAGGGAAACCGGGACTGAGTGAATTTGAACGCCTGGAAAAGGAACTGAATGCCGGTCTTGGAAAAGCGGAGGAAGCCACAAACAAGGCAGATACTGCGGCGGGATTGGCAAATTCGGCAGCGACCAGGGCGACGACGGCAGCAGAGGAAGCGGAGAAGATCCGAGAGGATGTTGTAGGAAAGCTAGAGCGTGGGGAGTTAAAAGGAGATAAGGGAGATAAAGGCGAAAAAGGAGATACTGGTCTGCAGGGACCGCAAGGCATCCAGGGCGAAAAAGGAGATACTGGTCTGCAGGGACCTCAGGGAATCCAAGGAGTGAAGGGGGAGAGCGGTGTCATGGTTCCGGCATCGGGGATGTTTTCGCTCTATCTGGACCCGGAAACAGGAAATCTCTATGCAGATTATCCGGATGGAGAGAAGCCGCCAGCATTCCATTATGATTCGGAAACAGGGAATCTCTATTATCTTACAGGAGAGGATGTGAAAAACGATGGCTAGGATTTTAATTGGAAATATCAAAGGACCGCAGGGACCACAGGGAATCCAGGGAGAGACTGGTCCGCAGGGCTTACAGGGAATCCAGGGAGAGACTGGCCCACAGGGAACGCAAGGCATCCAGGGCGAAAAAGGAGATACCGGTCCACAGGGACCGCAGGGCACTCAAGGACCGCTCCCGCCACTGATTGCAAATTATCTTGCTACGGAATCTGGAAAGGCTGCGTTAGATGCGATCGTGGGGAAACTGCTGGATGAGAGATTGACGGCAGCGGAGAAATCACTTACTCAGTTAAATAGCGATCTCATCCCTAATCTCCAAAATAAGATTGTATACATAGAGAACCATCCAACAGGCGATCAAGGATTAGATAATAGCGAACAAAATTTATACAGCTGCGAAGCGACAGCGCCATTCGATTGTATCATGATTGCAAACTGGAAACTATGGTGCGAGTCATCAAACAGCGATGCATGGCTTTATTGGATGGTACATGGTGCATATGCACAAGGTATGGAATCATGGGATGGAACCAAAAATAACCGGCACATTGTAAACGCACTAGTTATTGGCAAGTATCAAAAAGGACAAGAATTTGTTGTTAAAGTCAATGGGAAATGTACAATCAAAGGTAATAATACATCATTGACAAAATATTCGTTTACTTTTATCCCGACATAATAGTTGCTATAAAATGAAGATTTAGCTGAGTAATTGAGGGGGCGAAATGTTCACAGTAAAGAAAAATAAGATCGAAAATGGACACGATTGCTGGGGAAGAAGTGAATTCGATAATGTGTATGATGTTTATCACAATAACGAATTTGTATGTCGTATGATGAGCGATCCGACAGAATTAATCAACAAAATTAATAACATCGTAAAAAAGGAGAGAGGTAGAGAAAAAATGAAATTCAGTGAAGCGTTTGAAGCAATGAAACAGGGGGCAAAAGTAAAGTTGCCACGTTGGGGTGGGTTCTGGTTTTGGGATCCGAAAGAAGAAACGATTATGATCCAGTGCAGACCGCAGGGAACCGAACAGGGAGAGTTGTTGGATATTCGAGAGACTCAGAAAGTTGAAAACACACTGATGAATATGCAGTCAGACGAATGGGAAATTGCCGATGCCGAGAACTGCGAAATCATGAGCGGTAAAGTGACATTTCCTTTCGGCGATGCTATCAAGTACATGAAGCGCGGTTTAAAGGTAGCGCGTAAGGGATGGAATGGAAAGAAACAGTACATTCAGCTGGCATCCGGCATTTCTTATAAAACTGCCGAAGGGGAGATTGTAAACTGCGAGCACGATGCAATCGGAAACAAAGCTGTGGCTTTTGTTGGAACTTCCGGAGTTCAGATGGGATGGCTTGCTTCACAGGCAGACATGCTCGCAGAAGATTGGACATTCGTCGAATGAGGTTTCTACTTTGCAAGCTAATAGAACAAGCCAAAGATTTGGCTATTCCATTTTCGGAGTGTAGGAAATGTATTCATAAGATCCATTGTGAACATAGGGTATGGATTAGTGAGTTTTCAGATTGTAATTATTGGCTGAATCATAAAGAAAGTTAAGCAGAGGAGAATATCGTGAAAAAATATATCGGTTGCAGAATGTTCGAAGTAGAACCAATGACAAGAGGCGATTACAATGCGTATCGCGGATGGAGTGTTCCGGCGGACGAGAATCCTCTTGATGAAGGATATCTTACAAAGGATCCGGACGGACACGTATCTTGGCTACCTAAAAACACCTTTGAAAAGGCATATATGAAACTGGAAGATAATCCAGAGCTGCCGTCTGGCGTCAGCATCGGCCAGAAGATGGTAGATGAGTTTATTGCCTACACGGAGACGAAAACGATGGGAACAAAAACCACAGTGGTGCACTGTGTTCTCAGAAATGGTTTTGAAATCGTGGAGTCAACCGGATGCGTCGATGAAAAAAACTATTCTGAAAAAATCGGGTACGAAATCTGTATGGAACGAATCAAAAATAAAATCTGGGAACTTCTGGGCTTTCTGCTTCAGATGGCGTGGAATGGAATCCAGTAGGAAGGAGAGGGTAAGATGGATAAATTGGTGTTAAAAGATGGGACAAAAATTGACCTGGTGGCAGGATCATCTCTAGGCGCGCTTCAGATTGAGAGCGAGAGTCGGGAGACTATGCTGGAGATTTGGAAAAAGCTGACAGACGAAAATCTGAAATCGATCCGGATCGAAACGCCAGACGGTCTGACGGTGGGAAAATATGAAGATGTCCTTCTGGTTTCTGAAACATCCGCTGTTGAAGGGGGCAAAGTAAAAACCAGCTTCAATATGCGTGAAAAGACATCCGAAGAAAAACGTCTGGACGCATTGGAAGAAAGTCAGGAGATCCAGGATGAGGCGATCATAGATCTCGGTGCTGCGGCGAGTGAGCTTGCGGAGAAAGGAGGTGCTAAGTGATGGGGGCTTTTTATGGAAAGAAAATCAGAGACGGGAAAATGACACTTGAAAAGGTGCCGTTATATTGGCGTAAGGTAACCGAGAAATGGTTGGAGGAGCATCCGGAGGGATAGAATGATCGATACAGAAATTGCAGTAGCCTTGATCGCGTCCGGCGGAGGTGTCCTGGGGCTTTTGCAGGTGTGATTGCATCGGCGAAGCTCATGACATACCGGATGGGGCAGCTTGAAAAGAAAGTTGAAAAGCATAATACAGTAATCGAACGCACGTATAAGCTAGAAGAAATACAGGCTGTCATGCAGGAACAAATCCGAGTGGCGAATCATCGTATCCAGGATTTGGAGGAGGGAAGAGCTTGAAAGAAAAACTTGCGAAACTGATTGATGTAAAAAGCCTTATGACATTAGCATTGACAGCGGGATTCATTGGGCTGACGTGTTCCGGGGAAGTATCCGGACAGGAATACATGAGCATTTTTACTATGATTGTAGGGTTTTATTTCGGAACCCAGGCAGAGAAAGCAAGAAAATAGAAAGAGAGGAAAGAAAGATGAGTTGCAACGTACATGGAAACAAGAATGCAAACGAAGTACATAACTATAGCGCCAAGAAAGCGCAGAAATTAGGGCATCCGGAAATGACGGTTGATCCGGAGTGCACCTGTGATGTTGGCTGCACGGGTCCGGCAAAAGAAGGAAAAGGGAACACGCCGGTAGGACCGGGAGCAGAAACAAAAAAGCCGGGACCGGCAGATGAGTGCAAATAATGATTTAGGGCGGATATTTTCCGCCCTGTGTTCGTAGAAAGGACAAATATGAGAGATATTACATTGTGCCATCCGCGTCTCCAGCGTCTTGCGGGTGCGTGGATGAAAGCCTGTGTGACACAAGGGATTGCAGTGACGATTGGGGAAACATTCCGGACAGTAGCAGAGCAGGATGCCCTCTATGCTCAGGGACGTACAAAACCGGGAAAAAAGGTAACCAATGCACCGGGCAGCAGCTACAGTTCACAGCATCAGTGGGGAATCGCCTTTGATTTTTATTTAATAATGGACATTGATGGAGATGGCAGCACGTCAGATGATGCATTTAATGACAGAACAGGAATGTTTAAAAAAGCGGCTGAGATTGCCAAGGGGCTGGGACTTGCCTGGGGAGGAGATTGGAAGAGCCTGGAAGACAAACCGCATCTTTATCTGCCGGACTGGGGCAGCGGCACGGGAATTTTGAAGCAGAAATATGGGACATTTGAGAATTTCAAAAAGACTTGGGCGGCGGAGGATGGAGCTGCAGCTTCACAGCCGAGCGCCCCGCAGGTATCGATCACCGATCTGAAAGAGGTAAAGAGCGGCGTGCGCGGTCTGTGCATTCTGGCATCGCCGACATTGATTATCCGAACAACCCCGGGTGGGGCAGATTCCGGAAGACGTTATAATAACGGAGAACACGTGCAGTCGCTCCGGAAGTGTTTTGTAAATGGAAAACCTTGGATCGAGACCTCGCTCGGATGGATTTCCGGGGAGTATGTCGGAGGCTGGATTTGGCAGGATGGACGTTGGTGGTATGTCCTAAAAGGTTACAAATATCTGCATGATACAGTCTGCCGGATTGATGGACAGTTGTATGCGTTCGATTCGGACGGCTGGATGCTGACGGCGGATAGAATCGCGGAAGATGGACACATCATAAAAGCGTAACATATAAGATGTACAAGCTCATCACAGCAATGTGGTGGGCTTTTTGTGTGGGAGAAAAAAATAAAAAAAGCTGTCAGAATAGAGACTATGAGGAGGCGATGAAATTATGAAGATAGCGGAGATTCTGGCAAGGGTAGATGATGAAAAGCTGAACCAGTACGATGCCAGAGTAAAAACAGCCTGGCTGTCAGAGGTAGAGGGAATGGTTGTAGATGAGATCCTGAACATGGCAGAAGGAAATGATATAGAGTTCGATGGATACGATTACGATCGGGACTTTGAAAAAACGCTCCTGGTTCCGGATCGCTTCGGAGATGTCTATTCAAACTACTTAGCTGCCAAGATTGACTATAAAAACGGAGAGATAGAACGATACAACAACAGCGTGGCAGCGTTTGAATCATCTTTCCAGGCATTTGCGGCATATTACCGCAGGAATCATATTCCAAAAGACACAGCACAGTTCAGGGGGTGGTAATGATGAGATTGCCGCTTATTAATACGGTCAGCAGGACCAGAAAACAGGAAGGGGTCTTCGGCGGGATCGATACCAGAGAGAGCGTGCAGGATGGATATTTCGCGGACATGAAAAATATGTCCTCCGATTATTACCCGGCCGCCGGTCCGAGGGAAGCGCGCGGAGCGGTCATAAAAATCCTAGAAAAGCCGAACGGACTCTATTGGAAGAATGGTCTGGCTTACGTGGATGGAACGAAACTGTATTACAACGACCAGGAAAAGGGCGAGGTAATAGATAGTAAAAAAATCATGGTTGGAATGGGTGCCTACATCATCATTCTTCCGGATAAGGTGTACTTAAACACGGATTCCGGAGAATTTGGTTCGATGGAAAAGACATTCACCCAGGCATCGACCGCCACCTTTGCCCCGTCTTACACCGGTTCCACCTACACCAAAATATCGTGTACAGGAATCGGAAAGCAGTTCAATCAGTATGATGGCGTAGAGATCTCCGGATGCACGAATGCGGACTACAATAAGACAGCCACCATCCAGGCAAAAACAGATGACAGCATCACAGTGATAGGAGCTCTGGAGAAAAGCTTCACACAGGATTCTGGATTGACGCTAAAACGGAAAGTTCCGGATATGGACTTTCTGACGGAATGCGAAAACAGACTGTGGGGCTGCAGCAGTAAGAACCATGAGGTCTATGCAAGCAAACTTGGAGATCCGTTGAATTGGAATGTGTTCGAGGGCATTTCAACGGACTCCTATGCGGCAACGATAGGCTCAGACGGGGATTTCACAGCAGCAGCCACCTACTCCGGATACGCTCTGTTTTTCAAGGAGCATACGATTCATAAGGTATACGGAAATAAACCGTCAAACATCCAGATCCATACACAGGAGGCTCCGGGCGTGATGAAGGGATGCAGTGAAAGTGTAAGATTGGTGGGAACCACCCTGATATACCTTTCTGGAACGGGCGTGTATGGATATACCGGAGGCGTCCCGTTCGCCCTGTCGGAGGTGCTGGAAAAATTCAATCTGTCGGAGGGAGTAGCCGGAAAATATAAAGAGAAATATTATCTCTCGGCTGAAACGGGAAACGGTAAAACACTGCTGGTTTATGACACATCAAAAAGACTCTGGCATAAAGAAGATGACACCCAGATGCTTCTGACTGCATCGGGAGATGGAAAACTGTATTTCATCAATCAAAATCAGGAGCTTCGCCAGATTGCAGGAGGAGAAGAACCGATAGAGTGGTACCTGGAAACGGGAGATCTGGAAGAAAGCCTTCTGAATCGGAAATACATTGGAAAGATTCAGTTTCTCCTGGAACTGGAACGAGGCAGCCAGGTAGAAATCTTCTTGAAACACGATTCAGACGCTGCATTCCGCCAGATGCTCACCGTATACGCCACGAGGAAACGAACCTACACGATTCCCATCAAGCCAATGAGATGCTTTCACTATCGCTGGAGGCTGGAAGGAAAGGGAAAGGCTCGATTGATTGCAGTCGGAAAATACATCGAAGAAGGGAGTGAAATCTGATGGCACAGTATAAAGCAATGGAAGGCTTTGACAAGATGGATCAAAAAGAACTCACAGGCTATCTCTATCAGCTCAATGAGCAGCTTCGATATATGTTCGATAACCTGACACCAGAGGATAATTACTCCAACCAGGCACTGACGAAGTATCTGGAAGATGAGAAACGGGTAGCTTCTCTCAAGTTCGACCTGGATGGACTCAAGGTGGAGGTATCTGATTTCGAAAAGAACACGAATGCAAAATTCAAAGTTACAGACAGCAAGATTGAAATGAAAGTCACAAAGGGAACGGTATCGTCTGAGATTTCCCTGGAATCCGGACAGGTTACTATATCCGGTAACCGTTTAGTGGTAAACTCCACGAATTTCAAACTCGATGCATCTGGAAATGCAACATTTTCGGGAACGGTCAAAGGTGCGACGATCACCGGTTCACATATCCGGTGCAAGGGCGGGGCATTTGAAGCGGATGAGGATGCGGTGTATATCGGCGGGTTCTATACGTTCGACACCAGCCGAGGCCAGTATCTGGGAACCGGCGATCAGAGCACCGGAATGGGAGATAACGACCTGTATTGTTTCTGGACCGGCTGGGACGGAACGGGAAACATCAGCGATACAAAACCGCAGAGGATCCTGGATCACTATGGATGTGTCTTGTCTCCGTCCAACGCCTATGCACAGGAATTATATCTCAATCACCCTGTTTTTTCCGGGAAGACCCACTATTGGGGCGTAGCGGAAACGATCCAGGATATTTATGATCGCCTGGATAGTTTGGAAAGCAGTAGTTAGGAGGTACCATGAAAAAATATGTGTATGAAGAGCTCGCCATCAAAGCGATTGTCAGTGCTCTCGATAGAATGAAAGTGGAGGGGATTACCCAGGCAGAGAATCTGGTAAAGGTTGCTGCTATCTTAAATGCAGGCGAGATTATCGAAGAAAAAGAAGAAGGGAAGGATGAATAATGGCGGTTGGAAGTATTGTTGATTATCTGAGCAGCTCCGGAAGGGATTCCAGCTACGCTGCCAGGCGGAAACTTGCCGAAGAGTATGGAATATCTGGATATTCCGGGACGGCAAGCCAGAATACAAAATTGCTGGGAATGCTGCAGAACGGGTCAGCGACAAATAATGCGGCGAAGATTCAGGGGCTTGCAAATGCAGCGCCATCGAACCCGTCCAGCAATGTAACTGCGGGGGTAGCCACGGCAAGCGGTTCGACCGAGGCGAAGCCGATGTACCAGAGGTCTGACCGAGTGAATGAATACTACAATAAAACTCGGAATCTGGAGAAGAACAAGCCGGATGAATTTGAAAGTAAGTACGAAGATCAGATCTCAAGTATCCTGGATAATATCATGAACCGTCCGAAATTTTCGTACACCTCGGAGGATATGGTAAACGATGATCTATATAAAATGTACCGCGATCAGTATATGCGCCAGGGAAACCTTGCTATGCGCGATACGATGGGGAATGCGGCGGCGCTGACCGGCGGATATGGGAATACATACGCGTCGGCAGCAGGGCAGCAGGCGTATGATAATTATGTCTCTATGCTGAACGATAAAGCCCTGGACTTCTACGACCGCGCATATCAGCGATATAACGACGAGGGACAAAACCTCTATAATCAGATGAATGTGGTAACCGGTCTTGATAACACGGACTATCAGCGACATAGAGATACGGTCAGCGATTATTATAATGACCTCAATTATTATAACGGCAGATATAACCAGGAATACGGATATGACTATGGCCAGTATCAGGACCGTGTGGCAGCAGACCAATGGGCGCAGGAATTTGCATTCCAGAAGCAGCAGGCAGCACAGGAGCAGGCGAACTGGGAGGCTGAGATGGCACTTGCCAGACAGAAAGCGGCAAGCTCGGGCGGCTCGGGTGGAAGAAGAAGATCGTCTTCGTCGAAGAAGAAATCAAGTTCCTCTTCATCATCGGAAACTCCGACGATATCATGGGCGGATGCAAAGAATACTTACACGGATGTGTATAAGAAAGAGGGAGCAGACGCAGCGAATACCATGATGAATTATCTGCAGAAATCGGGAATCGTAGATATGTATAAAGATAAAGCGGATGCAAAATCAAATCCGCAGACCCTGCTTAGTAAGATGGATATACCAAGCGCTTCGAATGTGGTACAGGCTAACAAAAATTATCTGGAATCTAACGCTGCGTGGAATGCAGCAGCAGACAAGTGGAGGAAAAAATGGAGCGGTACAAAGTAGATAATTTGAAAAAAGGAAAAGAAACGTTTGAAAAATATTACGGGAAAGTGAATGATACGGCAGAAGTATCAACAAGTACGTCAACCTCAAGCTCAAAATCAACAAGTACTTCGAAAAAAAAGAAAGTTACAATGGAAGATCGGCGGCTAGAAGAGGGAAAAAGACTATTTGAAAAATATGGCGGTCCCAAGACGTTCAACCGTGAACAGCTGTATCAGCATATGCAAAAGAAAATAGCAGAAAACCAGCTTGCTCAGGAATATGCTTCCCAGAAATCAACCCCTCAGAAATCAACCCTCACCCCGCGAGCAGCCACAACCTCGCGGGTGAGTACCAATGGCACGCGCCCGTATAGCGACCAGGAATTCACGCAGATGGTACTGGACTATGCCAAACGCACCCCGAACAGAGGAAACCAGAGCTTCCGTTCCTCTACTGGATTAACCTACTCCGGAAAGCAGGGAACAATCACCTTCGCCCAGGCGCAGGCAGATCCGAAATATAAAGAATATGTCCAAAAAGGAAGCCGAAACCTGAAAGGATATTCAGATGGATTCATCGGGGATCTGAAAGCGGCGGCAAAAGTAAGGGATACATCAGCAGTACCGGATCTTCGTTCGGAGTACATGGACGATGACGAAAAGGAGATGTACAACTATCTTCTCGGAAAATATGGTACAGACACAGCAGATGAGTTTGAGAAAGGCATCGAGGACACGCTGGGCGCCAGACTGAGACACGATGAGACGAAGACGGTTAGAGATGTGTCACGGAGAAATGTTCTTGCTGGTGTCGGCTATAACGTCTATGGAGCAATAGAAAGCCCGAAGGGATATGTCTACGCAGCTACCAAAACAGGAATTGACAAGACGAAAGAAATCAAGGATCTGATGAATGCAGATTCAACCGATGAATATAAGTCGATCCTGGAGGAATATAAGAAACGGAATACTCCGGTTGATTTAAATAATCCGGCATTTTCTGGAAATGCGATCATGAATGCTTCCAACGAGGGAATCAAGCAGGCGATCGGCGGAACGCCGGTAAGAGATTTCGTTATCGATACAGGCTTGTCGATGGCACAGTCCGCTTCCCGTATGCCGCTGGGCGCGCTGAATGTTGTGATGGCTGGCGGAAGTGCGGCGACCGATGCGTATGTGGATGCAGCAAACAGGGGAGCAACCGGCGATCAGGCGCTGCTCCAGGGCGCCGCTCAGGGAACAGCGGAAGGCGTCGGAGAAAACTTCGGTCTTGGAAAATTAAAGATAATGAAAGAAGCACCGGGAAAAGGTGCAAAGGCAGTTATTAAGAACCTGGCGAAGCAGGCAATTGCGGAAGGTTCTGAAGAGGGCGCGACGGAAATCATAAATACCATTACCGACGAGATGATCATGCGAAATAAATCAAACTATGACACAGCGATGAACTACTACATGAGCCAGGGAATGAGCAAAAAAGAAGCACAGGCACGTGTCTATGAGGGAATCGTCCAAAATGTCGGCATGGCAGCTCTTGGCGGCGCAACCTCGGGAGCAATCATGGGTGCCGGGGCGCAGGCACTTGGAACCCTCTTACAGCACGGAACAATGGCGCAGGAATATACGGAACAGAGAGCGATCACACCGGAGGAACAGACGGCACAGCAGCAGGCCAAAGAGCAGCGTGCGCCGGTGGCTTCTGAGGGTGTTTCGAACATGGTTCAAAATACACAGAATAACGCAGGAGCGGGAAGTACAGCCCTCTCTGATATTCCTGTTTCGGATGAAAATATGTCAGCTGCTTCGGAAAGTGGTCCAAATGCAAGCGAAAATGTTTCTAATATCAATAAAAACGTTACTGGTATCAACGAAAACGTTACCAATATCAACGAAAACGTTGATAACACCTCTGAAAATGTGAAAAATTCCATCAGCAACGTTCCAGAGCAGATGAACACACAGACCGAAACCAACCGGCAGGCAGAGACAAGTCAGCAAACAGAAACAAGTCAGCAGGAAGAAACAAGTCTGCAAGCGGAAACAAGTCGGCCGGCAGAAAATCAGCAGAGCGAGAAAACAGCAGAACGCGCCCATCCGGATTCTGTACAGGAAAGTTATGCCAGAGAATACGCTGGGAATATGACAGAGGAAACCCGGAGAAAGGAATACATCGAAAGCCATAGAGAAGATTTGAATGATATCTTCTCAGACCTGGGAGAAAATGGAAGAACGGCAGCAGTCGAATCTTACGATCCGGAGGTTCCGGTATCGCAGTATCGCTGCGCATTTAACCGGTATTATGACTCCGGGCGCTATGCGGCTGATATCGGAGTGGCGGAAAAATCAGCCCTATCCTTATATCTGACAGGAGATCAGCAGCTTGCGGCATACAAAGCAGGAGCACAGGACAGAAAACTGGAGTTAGATCGCATGTCAAGCCAGCGGCAGCAGGGACCGGCGCACCAAGGCGGACTGGAGAACCTGTCCCAGAACGCGACACAAGCGCAGCAGAACCTTGCAGAAAGTCTCGGAAAGCGTACGGGACTTAAATTCATCCTGGAGGATTCCTTGAAATCCGGAGCAGTGGGAGAGTATGAGGGAAAGAAGGGCACGATCCGGATCTCCACTAATTCGGAAAACTTCCTTCGAACAAACAGCCATGAATTGACCCACTTCATCAAAGAGAACGCCCCGGAGCATTTCACATCCTATCGTGATACAGTTATCAGCGCTTACTTATCCGCAGAGGGACAGACGCTGGAGCAGATGACGGAAAGCTATGAAAAAGCCTACGAGAAACACGGTCAGAAGCTCTCCAGGGATGAAATCATGGAGGAGATTGCCGCGGACGCCACAGGAAAATTTTGGAATGATGAGGAATTTGTTCAGAAAATTGCCCGTAAGGATAAAACGGTCGCACAGAAAATTGTGGATTTCCTGAGTGATATGCTGGATGCTATTAAGAGTCTCATTAAAAACGAGCACACAGGAAAAGCAGCCGAAACGTTGGCAGAACAGAAAGATTCGTTTGAAAAAGCAAGAAACCTCTGGATGGATGCACTGGATCAGGCAAGCGAAAATTATAAGACGGGTGATGCAAATGCAGAGAGCGCTGTGCGCTTCCAGCTGGCAAAACCGGATCTGGTGACAGACAAGCACATCGAAGAAAACTATGACTATGTCCGGAAGATGGACAGTGTCGCATCGATTCGCGGGGATGAGTTTAAGGGAGATCCAAAGGAAATGCGTAGCAAAATCATAGAACTGTATAATTCTTACGGAAATGTGGTTCATAATGATGTGGTAGGGGATGTTGCTTTAAGTATGCGTTCAGTTCGAAATGATCTGGCGCATGGTTATGGAGACAAAAAAGCTGCCGCTTTTGCAACGGTAAAAGATGTAATTGAAAATGGAAAGGTTTTAAGATATTCGAAAGACTGGAAAGGAAGAGGATATGATTCTGTTTCAATAGGAGCAAAGATAAATATTACAGATGGGGAAAATGCAGGTCAGTATTATGAGGTATGCGTTGTAAAAGTAGACAGGACAAATCGAATGTATCTACACGAAGTGGATATAGAAAAGGCAGATAGTGTCCCGTTCAACTACGCCCAGGCCGAACCTGCAAAAAAACATAGCGGCTACAACTATCTGCCTATCTCCAGTATATTTGACAGACTGCGCAATGTCAAGAATGAAAATGTTAAATATCAGCTTGGAGATAATGAACTGGAAGAGACAGATAACAAGGAGTTGGTTGCCCGTAATGATCTGACAGAAGAAAAGCTGGTAGAAAGTTTAGATATGAACAGCCCTATCTCATTAAAAACAAAACCGGGTAAGGGTGGGGAAGATATGAGAGACATTTCAATTGTATTTAAGAAAGATGCGGTTGCTTCGGGCGAAATCCAGAAAGGAAATTTTAAAGATGGCGTTGCTGCCGTCATTCTGCCGACGGATGCCAGCGATAACCTGAAAGCCCGCTTAAACCAGGAAGGAGTCAATACGATTCTTTATGATCCTAATCTTCCGGATGCCAGAAAGAAGGCGATCAGTGAATTGAAGGATGTTCGTTTCCAGATTGAAGATTCCGATATGGACATTGATTATGACGAGGTGGTTCGAGAAAACGGTGAGCTGCGGAAGATCAACGAAGAATTGAAAAATCAGCTTGTCCTCACAAAAGATTACACACCGAGAAAAGAAGATATCCGTAAGTATGCAAAAAGCCTGTTAAGAGAATATAATTCTACTTACTCACAGGAAAAACTTGAAAGCAACCTGAGCCGGTTTTATGAGTATATCCAGAAAGCGGAACGTATGGACGCCCAGGAGTTGGCAAACGTAGCGACGCAGATAGGCCGTGCGATTCTGGAAAAATCACAGCAGACGGATCAGGAGCAGGTAAAGGTCTATAAAAACATCCTGCAAGATATCAAGGGCACGCCGATTTATGTTCCGGAAGAAGTCAGAAGAAACTTAGATTCAGAGGGAGGTTATAATAATTTCCGTAAGAGATATTTCGGAAAACTAAATTTCCGTAACAACGGTGTGAGCGTGGATGTGGCTTATAATGAGTTAGCTGGAATGCATCCGGAACTCTTTCCTCTTGATATTGTAAATCCGACTGACCAGCTTCTGCAAATTGCAGATGTTCTGGATGATTATCAGCCAAAGGTAGAGAATCCGTTCAAGGCAGATATGAATGAATTGTCCGTTTTTCTTGGACAGGAGATTCTGGATAATAAAGCAAATATCAGAAACATACCTCCGACATTAGCAGATAAGATTTTTGCGAAGGCGAATCGAACGGAGCAGGAATATATCGCTAAGAGAAAAGAATACGAACAGAAGCTGAGAGAATATCGCGGGAACGTGAGGGAGCGCGAACAGGGGCGTCAGGATAAGAAACAGATCATTCGTGACGTCACGAAAATGCAGAAGTGGCTGCTGTCTCC